AATCCATCCACCGACCATGCGGCCGATTTCAACCACCTTCTCAGACCATATCTCGTACTTCTTGACCGGAAGAAATCCCAAATTATAGGATAGTCGCAGATAGGCTTTCAGCTTTGTTATTTCCACATCCAATTCTTGCAGGGTTGTCTTTTTATAATACTTCTTGGCACCCTCTATCACTCGCTCCAGGATGAGGTGCATACATCTTTTGATATCCACAACCAAGGCGAATTTTTCCGACTTGGGAAACTGTGCTAAAGCTGTATACCCGTAGGAAATCATCTCAAAGACCTTCTGTTGTATGACCATTTCTTCCATGTTTTATCCTCCTGTACAAAATACAGAGCCAACTATACCACATTCCGTCACATTGTGTGTGTTTTTGTTATATTATCACACCTTCGGTGATTCCAAAAAATGCGTAGAGCCCGCTATCGCGGGCTCTTTCAGAACACAGTTATGCAGAAGGCAGTTTAACAAAAGCGGAGCGGAAGCCGAAGTGGGCGACGGCGTGGGAGCGAGGATAGGAGCCGCTGAGGGCGAACAAGCCGGCGCTCGTGCCGTTGTTCCAGTTGCCACCGGAGTAGAACGACCTCTCGGCAACTCCGTTATTGAAGTAGAAATAATCGCCTTCATAATCAAAAGCAGTATCATCCGGCATAAGAGCAAGAGCCTTTAATACCGCCTGTGCAGCTGCTGATATTGTGGCATCACAAGTAACATTCACAAACAGACAGTTTCTGCTTGTGGAATCAACAGAGCTTGTAATCGTAGTTGAATATGTCCACTTGGAAGAAATGTAATCAAGCTTGACGGAGTTTGCTGTCGTTCCGTTTCCGTTAGGAGTGATGTAATTACCTGTTGTAGCATCAATGGCCATCCACTGAGCACTTGAAGCACTCTGAGAATTGTCGCTGTCAGCGGCATTGTTATTAACGAGTACCTGCACTTCTCCGTAAACAGCTCTGAGGCCGCCCATCCATTCCCATACATTTCCGTTCAAATCCCAAATACCTTCAAGGGTACCATCGTGGGACCACGTCACAGGACCAGAACCGGTTGCAACTCTCTGAATTCTTCCTTCTCCATCTCGAGCCATGGAAGGAATTGCCTTATAGCTATTCTCTCTTGTATCCTTACCGTAATTGTTGTTACCATAAGGCAGCTTACCGTTCTTTTTGCACCAAAGAGCGATAGCAGCCCATTCAGCTCTTGTCATAAGATGCCAGCCTTCTCCCTTTGCGGCACAGTAATTGATTGCCTGATCAAGGTTGATATTTGCTTTCGGATCCTCACAAGGAAGAGAATATGCTCTGCTGTTATTTACTACATTCTGGTACTTGCTGATGTAGATTTCTTCTACCTCAACACCATTTACGATGAATGCAGGATGTACGCTATCAGCGCCGCCGGTAATCACATCACTAATCTTAAACTTAGGGATACGGACCATAATGGACGGCAATCCCTTATCATCATACAGAATATCATTTGTAGGGCACACAGCCTTCAATGCCAATGCTGATAAATCAAAGTTTCCCATATTAAGCTACCTCCTCAATCTTTGTTCTTTCATCAATGCTCCACAGAGTGAGAACAACCTTCTCCATATCCAAAGGCTTGGCCACAACGCTTGTGCCACCCATTCCAGATTCATCTGCCGCACTTTCATCCTCAACCACTTCGTACTCAACACCGGGTACGTCCACTTCTGCAACATAGTATCTGCCGCCTTCGGTACCGATAATAAGGTCGCCTTCAGAATCGAAGCAGATATCCTTGTGAACAGGGTCGTCTTTCTGAATCTTGGCCAAGTTGATCATCAGCTCATCATTGAAATAAATCTTGGTACCGACTACCTCATAGCCGATTTTTGTTCCTTCGTTTTTCTCGATAATAATCATGAGAGAATACCTCCTTTAACGATATAATTGATAGTAACACTTTCTGCACTTCCGTCGAAATCCACCTTGAAGCCATTCACAGCCTTTCCCGATACTGTGATGTTTCCCGGCAAACCTCCGGAACAACTTTCTACAACACATTCCACAAGATAATTTGTGGTGTTCCTAACCTTTGCAAGAGCAATGGTCTTAATGCTGTTGTTGAAAGGATATTTTGATGTATTTGTGAGAGTGACTGTTCCGGCTTCCACCGTACTGTCTTTCTCAAGTTCGGTAATTCTTTCATTGTGCTGCGGCTCGCTCTGGAGCATGTGCTGAAAGATAATACCGAGTGCAATGTTTGTGTCCTGGATACCATTTTCCATGGCATTGAAATTTGCAGCACTTTGATTTGTGCCCTGCTGGATTACCTCGCCTGCAGGTGTCAGGCTTACGGTTCCATCAGGATTCGTTGTCATGTTATAGGTTCTTTCCGGGTCACGAACACTATCCTGCCAAATCCTTCTGTTGTACATGTCGCTTTACCTCCTATTCTTCTACAATAGGTGCTTCTATCTGCAACAAAGCACCCTTCGATTCGCTTTTTACAATATTCCTTGCTTCCTCATAAGCGGTATCTCCATTTGTATCTATCAAACGAATCTTGGTAATGGTAATTGCCAGCTCGTCGGTAGTTTCAAACTTAATCTTAATCGTTTCTCCTTCAATGCTCTTTTCCGTAATAGCTCCTTCATACCAAACACCCGTAGTGGATGAATAATACTGTGCCCGAGCAATACTTCTTAACCATTGTTCTCTTTTCTTCTGTAAAAATCTTGCTGTCCAGCCCATTTATAGAACCTCCTCTCCGCAAATATTTGTTCCACACTCTACATAGGAATTGACCGTTACCGAAAGAGCGTCACCCATGGTAACACCATCCTCCAACGCAACGCCTATCGTTGCTGTATCGGGATATGTACCGGCTTCCATACTTTCACACGCCGGCTGATGATGATAAGTCGCGGCTATCAATTCGGAGTTTGTGGTAATCATCGAAGCAAATGCAGCTCCGAGAGTTGCCACATCCGGCTTAGTTCCTGTTTTATCGTAATGATACAGAGTGTGCTTTACTTTACTACCTATCTTTATCTTGGAGTAGTTGATAAGCTCCAACACCATTTTAATGTGTGCCGGCTTCATCTTCTCCAATTGCTCTTCAAGGTCAGAGATATAAACCGTATTCTCACTCGACACATAGGCACATATCGAAAGAAATGTGGTCATTTTCACGGACGGATCGTCATCGCAACCTGTATAGCTGCGAACAAGACTCTTAATAAAACTTCCTGTCAGCTTCTCGCCACCATTCCACACAAGCTTCAGTTTCTTTCTTCGATCTGCCAAGCTTCTCGAAGGGTCAACTTCCACATTCAGCCATCGCTCCATTCTGCGAATCATTTCTTCGTCTGCGAAATCTATAAACTGATTTGCCACAATGGATTCCAAGCCCTCGGCCATTATGTCTAATGTCTTCCCGGCAAATTGATAGTTGGCATCCATCTCCAAAATCTCTTTGTAGAAATATGGACCGTAAGACACCAACTCTTCATATCCGCTTCTCTGCTGGTTATAAAATACAGGATTATTCACTGATAACCACCTCCTCGACTATCGGAACCTGCGTAGCTGAAATACTCACATTTGCAGTAGCTCCGTTAATCATTAGCGAGGTAGTGGTATAGTCAACGATACTCGGGGATGCTAAAATGATTGAACCGATATTAGAAAGTCGGATTACTATTTCCTCCTCTCCATTGAGAACAAGGTTACTAACATACTCCTTGATACCGTTCATTACCTCTGTCTGAGCCTGCGATAAAGTGTAACCGCTGGCCAAGTCAGCATCAAAGGTAATCGACAAAGCGATTTCTTCCGGAGCTGTGGCAATGAAGTGAGCACCCAACGGGGCAACCCCTTCTCCCAATCCATCTCCAAAAGTGTAGTTGGTACCATCCACTTCCACTTCATAACCTGCGATAATCGGGTCAATATGCGTCTGTACTGCCTCTAATATGCTCTCTGCGGGCGTTTCTCCATTGGTAGCATATAAAACTGCTCTGACAGTATTTTCGCCTCCAAACAAGGGAATAATATGTGCTCTTCCTACGCCTGTTATGGATTCGCACCACACCTTGTACTGTGCTTTGTTTCCGTTCTCTGCAGGACCAGACTTTTTCTCTTTCCACCGCTGCCTTAAACTATCGTCGCTTTCAGCCTCGGCACCGGGAGAATCCAGCTCTCCAAGTACGCAAGACTTTAATCCACTGATATTATAGACCGGTATAACCGCGGCTCCCGGATTGAGCGAGTTTGTTTCTGTTCCGTACAGTTCCGATTCGAGCAGTAGATTTCCGTCTTTGGTTACCAGATTAAAATAATAATCTCCGCAGAAGAACCTTGTTCCCGTGTCAGGAGTAGTTCCTTCGAAGATTACATTCCAATAGGATTGTGTTGCCGGATGTCTAAATACTCCGTCCTGTCCTGCCTTTTCTTCCAGAATTTCTCCGGTACAGGTATCAACTGCAAGCATTTCGATTACCATTGATAAGTCGTTCATGAACTTGGCAGCTCTCAAACAATGCCCGGCAGCCGCATCCATATAAATCGAACCCTGTCTTGTATCAACTCCCAAGGCTTCTCCAAGGGCTTTGGCTTGGTCTGTAAAATGTTCTTCTGTGAATTCCTCAAACATTAAATCA